CTCCTCCTGAACCTAAGCACACACAGGTTTTATATCTCATTAGTTGTATTATACTATAAATTAAAAGACCGTCCCCTAAATCATAATCAGATGCTCCATGAGTCCATCTATATTTTACAGGAATAAATTTTTTATACTCTTTTCCATTAAGATCTTTTTCTATTTGTGGATCATTAGTAATAAACTGTCTAATATATTCTTTGTCTAAAATACTCATTATAATCTTTTAATTTTAGATAAATCTAATATAGGAAAATTTAAGCAATTTTCCAAATGTTTTATTTCATTTTTATAATCGTACCCTTCTTTGTTATCAACTATCCAATTTTTTTCAGGTCCATAATGTTTAAGGTACCTACCTGATTCGTTAATTGTCCATATCCCTTTTTCATTATTTTTATCCCATTTCCAATCTTTACAATTCCAATCAGTAGAAATTAAACTATGATAATCAACTTTATTTTTATCTAATAAATGTTTAAGTAAAAGCTGCTCAGCAAATATTAAATATTGTGAATGAGGTACATTCATAGAAGTAAACTCCTCCATTAACTTTAAACTTAAATTAGCATATTCTTGAGTAAACTTATAATCAGGTAGTTGTAATAAGCTTACGTTAACTGAGTCGGTTTGCCATCTAGGTCTATAACTCAACTGTCTAACGTACTTATCTAAACTGGTAGGATAATAACCGTTACCTATTTCGTGATGGTGAAAATATACTTTATCTTTATTTAAAAATTGTTTTATAGGAAAAAATACAAGTAAGTCATTATCTATAATTATTACAGGTTCTTTTTGATAAGATAATGCCTCTAATTTACTAGCAGCCCAAAATACTCTTTTATTAATATTTTTCTTATTTTTTAATAATATTATTTCATTCCAAAAGCATTCAACTTTTAGATCTATTAAAAACTCTTTAGTTATTAAATCACAATATAGAACACAGTAATCATCTGGATAGAACTTTTTCCATAATTTTACTGAGCATAAAAGTAAAAGTGTGTGAAGTCTACTGTAAAAGTCTTTACGTTCTCTTATATTATCTAAAACCCAAATTATTTTCATAACGTTTATAACTACTTATTATGTAAAGTGTGCAAAATATGTTTCGTGATCAGCTCCTGCTCCATCAGTAATAGTTAGTGTTGCGTTAGAACTAATTTCAGCTCCACTACCACTAGCTCCCGTTCTCCATGAGTCAAACGTAGAAGGATAAGAAGGTGTAGCGACACATGTTATTGATGTTGCTGTAATATTTAAATTTTTAACTGTAATATTGTTAGATGAATTGGCTGTATACGGAGCAGTTATTTCTACAGTACCTCCAGGGCCCGCTACTATAGAACCAAAAAATACACTACTACCAGTTAAACTAGTAACTTGTATGTTTGATCCTGAAAAGCTTTGGGAAGGATGATAATCGCTAAATGCTGTAGAAGCAGATATATTAGTAGCCGCTGGGTTAGATGCTATTGCATTAGACCAAGACGGAAACGTACTATAACTTATATCTCCTGTACCGTAGGTAAATCTAGCCATTGTTTACTTTACTGTTTCAATTTTATCTTTTGGTACTATATCTATTAAATGTTCATACAATCGTTTATAACAATAACCATATATATCATCAAACGCTTTTGTATCTATCACACTTTTTATTTCTTTATAAGTACCTGTTTCAACTTTCTTTTCTTTTATTACCTTTCTGTGCTTTATTACTTCGTCTCCATTTTCATCGAAACTAATATAAGGCACTTCTTCAGTTACTTCTTGCATTTCAAAAATCGGTATTTCAATCTCTCTTTCTTCAGCAACATTTACTTTTAGGTAATGTTTAAATTCTATTTCCTCTCCATCATAATCTGCCTGTTCATAATACATCATTTTATTCTGTACTAATCCCACCATTGGTCTAACCTCTTGTTCTAGATATACCCTATTATGTTTAATAGCGTGTTCTCTATCTATCCAATAAGTTATTTGGAAACCTAATTCAGCTGTAACTTTATTGAAGGAAAACCCTTCAATTCTTAAATATAACTCTTGAGTAGGTCCTTGACTTGTCTCAAGATCTGCATTAATAATAAAACCCATAATATAAATTACTTCTTTTTAATTTCTTCTATTTCATTCTTTAATTCTTTGATAGCGTTTACTAAAACAGGAACTAGTTTAGCATAGTCTACAGCAAGATGTGATTCATCTCCGTTCAATCCATCTACCTCATTTACTAATTCAGGTATGACTTTTTGTACATCTTGAGCTATGAATCCTATATCATGCTTTTGATTTAAATGTTTCTTCCAATCAAACTCTTTTCCGTCTAATTTTAGGATATCATCTAAACCATATTTAGTACTAACTATATTAGTTTTCAACTTTTCATCTGATGCTACTGTAGAAGAGAATGCAACTACATCGGCATTAGCGTGAAAGGTTCCTCCATCGACAAATCTAAAATCTTCGGTGTTATCTATTGCAACTTTAATCATTGCATCAGTTCCGAAGTCAAAATACTCGTCGTTAGAGGCTGCTCCAACTTTTGCTACTCCTAAGATATTATTTGAATTTGCTTGTAAATCACCGGAAAGAAGAATTGATCCGGTAACAGAACTAAGGGATGCATGTGATCCCGAAGTAATCAGTTTTTTCCAATTCGGCATAATTTTAGTTTTACGGTTGGTTACTCATTATTGAGAGCCCACTTCCCTTTCGGGCCAATAAAGCTTCTAATATAAATAGTACTAATAATATAATAAAATTTATGCTAAATAACAAAAAAAAAGGCACTTCTGTGCCTTCTTCTAATTTAAAATGTGTGCCTGCTTATACGTAGATATAGATATCTCCGCCGTCTATTCTTATATTTCCGTAATGATCTACCTGTGAGCCGGTAGCTTCATTTTCAGAACCTGATATTACTCCCGCCATATAATAAGCAGGTGTTGCTGTTGTTGCTGTAGAAGCTACTCCGCTTGCTACTGCTACTCTACCATCATTACTATTAAATGCTCCATTCCAGAATAAAGAAGATCCAGAATATAATGCTCCTTCAGATCCTCCAAATATTAGTCCTGAGTTATCAGAGGCTGTATTTGAACCTGAATTAACTAAAATAAATTTATCAGTTACTGTTAAGTTAGTAGTATTTACTGCTGAAGAGGTACCGCTTACTTTTAAGTCTCCAGTAATAGTAGCATCTCCAGTAACTACTAAAGAATTAGATACATTTAATGATCCGGTAACTCCTATACTATAAGGGGAATTATATTGAGATCCAGTTATAGTAAATACATTAATTACTTCCCATGATCCTGTTGAACTAGGAGCTGTTGCATCTTTTAGTACAAATAGTTGATCAGTACTCTGTTCAAATGATAATAACCCTTCATAAACATTAGCTGTAGATAGGGTTAACCTTGAAGCACTAGAAGCTACGGCAATCCTAGCATCTGCTGGTTCGTTATTTGTTATACTAAATCCTCCTGGTAAAGTTATTGCCATAATCTATTAACTTAATACATATTCAATTGTTGTTCCACCGCCTCCTGCTTGTAAAGCAGTTGTTCTATAAACCTTATAGTCGCCTACAGTAGTTTTAGTAAACTGTCCTAATACTGCAAATCCACTAGTTGCTATTCCACTTAAGTCACTTCTTGAACCATCGTATACTATATAATGATACTTATCTCCTGACCAAGTAATAGATATAGTATTACCAACTGGATTGACATCTCCTTTTACAATAGTTCCTACATCTCCATTTAAAGTAGTATCCCAACTACCTACATCTTCATACTGTGCTTGAGTAAATGCTGCTGTTGCAGATGCTCCATGTCTTAAACTTATTATCTTAGTAAACGTAGTAGTTCTAGTTCTAGATACAAATAATTGAGGATCATTTTCTCCTGCTGGAGATCTATATGATGCTGAAGCAAATAAGGTAAAGCTAGATGATCCTGTCAATGATCCAGTAACATTTAATGTACCAGGATTAGTAGTAGGAGCAGCAGCTGCACTCATTATTAAAGAAACTTGTTCCCAATCATTAGAACTACCGTATGATGCTGTAAATGCTATTGATCCAGTAGCTCCTTGTTCTAATTGATTACTACTATCACCTAATTGTATAGTAGCAGTATCAGATATAGAAGGTTGACCTGGATTAGTTTTAGATAAGTTAGCTGTTACTGTATCAGTATCAGTAAAGATACTTCCATCTAAAGGAGAACTAGCAGTATACTGAACTGAATAAGCATGAGATCCGGTTGTAGTTAAATTAGTAGACAAAGATGTACCGCTTCCTGATGATGCAGCTAATAGTACTGAACCTGTAAATATAGATGCTGTTACAAAGTTATAGCCTCCATTATTCCAAGTTGCTGTTATAGTATAAGCATCACTTACTTTATTAAATCTATTTGTAGCAAATCCTGATCTAGCTAAATTTAAACTTGATGGTTCAGTAGGAGTACCAAAAACAAATTTTAACCTGTTACCAGTAAAAGATACAGCTACATCATTATCAAAATCAGCTACTTCAATATGTTCTAATGAATGAGTAGTACTAGCTGATAAATAAGCTACTGGATTAAATGATGCTGATGCTACAGACATTGAACTAGTCTGAGAGTTAGTTATAAACGATCCTGTACTAGCATCAGTTAAGAATGAACCAGTATCTGCATCAGTAACAAAAGAACCTGTACTAGCATCAGTTAAAAAAGAACTAGTATCTGCATTTGTTAGAAATGAACCTGTCTTATTATCGTCTACTAATTTTACCCAAGCACCTCCATGAGCATAATAAGCAGCTCCTTCTGAATGTACGTGAGCAAACATTCCATGATAAACTGTAGCATTAGGTAATGCTGCTAAATTATCATAATGAAATCTTATTTTATTTCCTTTAGCGTTAGAATCTAAAGTACCAGATATAATTTGACTACCTGAAAAAGTATTGCTGCCGGTAAGGAGAGCAAAAGATGAAGAGTTAATACTAGTTAAATAAGAACTAGTAGCAGCCATTAAGGCAGTTACTTCTCCATCAATAGAACCAGTAAATGTATTAACTGAAGCTGAGAAAGAATTAAGAGGTCCTAAATCACTAGAGCCGCCGCCTCCTCCTGAACCTGTTGCTACTGTAACATTAAAAGTAGAGTTATCTCCTTTAGTAAAGGTTATAGTATTATTAGTAGCACTAGCTGTACTGATTAAAGAACCAGTTGCTGTTTGAGCAGTACTTACAGCTGCGCCATTCAATAAAATAGAACCAGTAACTTTTAACGAACCAGTTAAATTCGCATGAGTTGATAAGTCCTTACTAAGCTGTTTCCATTTAATTAACGCCATTATGCATTCACTTTACCAGTTAACATATATTCATCTGTAGAATCTATACTATAATTTAGACTACTACTAAAAGTAACTACTACATTTACTCCGCTTCCTGTTACACTATGTACTGCGTCGTTTTCAACAGCTACTCCATTTATAAATATCGTGAAATCATTCTTACTTTGAGTAGGAAATCCATCAGGTATAGTAGCTAGAGAAGTTGAGACCCAGGTAAGTGAAGCAGAAACAGAAGCTGAGCCTGTTACTACGTTAACTGTCTTAACTGTGCTTGTTACTGCGTTATTTAAAACACTATAAGCTTTTTGTTCGCTATTCATTGCTTCTTCTATTGTTTGTTGTACAAATTTTCCTCCATCGACAGCTAGATCAAAAAATCTAATGCCTCTAGAACTTGCTCTTGATGTTGAATATCTAGGCATATTAAATATTATTTATATCTTTAACTGTTTCAACTCCAAAACTAACTGATGCTTTACTAAAGTATTTACTAACACCTTGAGGTAAAGTATTAAAATTATCAGGTACTATGTGTCCTAATAAGTTAATTTGAAAATCAGTCTTTACTGTTCTATCGCTACCTTGAGATATTTCAGTACTAGTAGTATAATTATCTATCATTGCTCTAAATTTAAACTTTTCTGGATCTCCCCAGTAAGCATCTGAAGCATAATTAATAGATTCTACTATTTTATTCATTTGTTCGATATATTCAGTAAATATAACACAAGAGTATACTAAATTAACATAGTCAGGAACTACAACCCCTTGATATTCTCTTACTATATTTCTATTATTCAGTAAAGAGAATCTATCATATCTATTTTTACTTGAATATTTCTTTTCAAAAACTCCGAAATTATTAGGATTATTAGCATCCATCTTATTTCCTAAGTTTCTATTTTTTTCTATACTATCTCTTTTAACAATAATTAGAGGTAGTTGTATTTTTCCATGCCTATCTCTTATGAAACCATTCTTTTGTACTGCAGCCCACCTTTCAGGAGAACCATATAATACAGGTACACTCTTTTTTTTACTATTTTGAATAACAGAAGGTTTTATTACTTCTTTAAAATAGTAAAATATAGCTTCATCTATATCTCTTAACCCAACAGAGAATTTTTTAACGTCATCATTCTTCACAGAACGTTGAAGTTCTCTCTTTTTCAAGTTATTAGTAGGAGCTACTGAACCGCTGTAGTTTTCTACACCATAGGGTTTAATAGTTTTTTTCGATAACTCCTCTTGGGAAGGTGGATTAATATTAATATCAGGCATATTTTAGTTTATTAATTATAAATAAGCAGTTCCTTCAAAATCAATACCAGTAGACTCTCTTTTTGTCATGTGAGTATCACAAATAATTGAAATAGAAGAACCAAACTTATTACCATAAGAAGTTAAATTATAGCTCTTATCTCTTCCTAACATCAATTGGTTTTCTCTTACAGTATCTACTACATAATAGTCTTCTTGCCAATTAATTATATCTCCTACTTCAGGAACTACATTTATATCAGCTAAATCAGGTCTTAAAAAAGCAAAAGATGCTTCTCTTTGTAAGTCTGGTAAGGTAAAATCGTCAATACTTACAACTTGATCCCCTCTAGTTATTAAACAATTAAGTTTAGCTGGTACAAAATAGCTTTTCGTAAGTGCTTCTCCGTATATATTAGCATCTGTCTCTTCTAGATTAAGTTTATAGAACAATACTTCTTGTTCAACTATATCTTTTAGTAGTTCTCTATTAACTTTTACTAATAATTCAAAATCTCTATTACTTCCGAATAACATTACTTCTCTTCTATAGTATTATCTGCTATTTCTATAGCACTTATAAAATCATATTTATTTAATGCATTAGTTTTAAAAGCTTCAAATGCTTCAGCTGGTTCTTTTTGTGATATTAACTTTACTTTTAAGGTTTCTCTATTATCACCATCACCAGATGCTGTAGTTACAGTAGTAACTCCTGGTAAAGCTCTTAGCAATTCAGCTAAGTTATTAGTATTTTCACTACCATCATAGATAACCTGTACCATACCTTCGTATGTTCTAAAGTCGATCTGTTCTCTTAATATATCTAATAGCTTCATTATCCTATATATATCCCCATTGGTACTCCTTTTAGAGCATCTCCTAAGTATTGAGTTTGTTGTGCTTGTAATTCTAACTGAGTATTTAAAGAAGCTTGGTTTAATAGTTCTCTTAGTTCGACTATATATGATTCTTTTTCACTTCTTACATCAGCTAATAAGTCAGCTTGATTTAAAGTAGCTTCTGAACCTGGAACTGGTACTGTTTGGTACTTACCTCTTACATAAGCAAGCATTTCTTTACAAATAGTAGCAGTATACTTGAATATCCACTGTCTACCAGTAGAATTAATTTCAGCATAAACAGGGTTTTCAGTAGGAACGTTAGATAAATTGGTAATAACTCCATTATTAGCAGTTGAATTACCACTTCCATCTACTTCACTACCTGCTACAGCCATTGCTGATATGTTAAGGCTATCGTCTACGAACTGTTTCTCTTCTCTTTTATAGTATTCGAAGTATAAACTACCTGTATCTTTGGGTATAGGAAATAATTTTAGTTGATTGTTTACTATTTCAAATGAATAAGCTGATTTTCTTACTTGATCGTTTAATTCTATAGCTTGTATCTTAGCTAAATCGTATGATATAGGCATTAACATAAAATTAATACCCGGACTGAATGATCCAAAATCAAAAGCATCCATTAACGACTGTATACCTGTACCAGTACCTGCATATGGATCGAAAAATCTCTGTATAGCGGGTGGAGCCTCGTAAAATACCTTTCTTATTTCTATTCCACCGCTTATTCCTTGGTCTAAAGCCCATTGATTAAGGTTATAGTTCTGTTGATCTTTATTTACAGCTATAGATCCCGTATATTTAGTAGTAAAACCTCCAACCTCGGCTTCCATACCGTATTGTTGAGAAGTTCTTATCATATTTTCTAAAGAAGGTTTAACTAATAATGAGTTTATAGCTACTGCTCCTGATTGTCCTTGTAAATTAGTAAATTGTTGTGCTGCTATTGCTTGAAATACTTCATTACCGTAAGAAGTTACTGCTTCTTCAAATGCAGCAAAGAAAGAACCAGAGCTTAACTCTACATCCATCATAGGATATCCTAGTTTCTTTGCACAGTATTCAGCAACCTTAGGTGCATCCTTTTGAAACTCTAAATCATCATCGTAGAAACCAAAAGGAGTTGATTCTCCTGCTACAAAGTTAGCGCTGCCGTCATATATTGCTATATTAGCCATAGTTTATTATTTAGATACTAAAAAGTACTCTACTGTTGATGTAGTATCGACAGGAGTAGCTTTTATATTAGTAATATTGTCAAATGAAGTTACATTTTGAAAACTACCGGTAAAAGAAGTAGTATTAATCATAAAACTTCCGGAACCAGCTACTGCTATATTAAAGTTTTCAGTAGAAGAAGACACTTGTAATATTACTGAACCCGTAGAGTGATTAGTAAATCTAAAATACATTAAACTACTACTTACGAATTGCCCTGCTCCTGGTACACCTGAGAAGTCTACTACATCAGAAAACGATCCTGATGTTATATTGAAGATTCTTTCATCATGATTACTAGCAGACGGTAAAGCAACATTAAAACTAGTACCTCTTTCCTTTCCGTTTAATTTAACTCTCTCTTGGATAAAGTAATTTAAATTAGCCATCTTATATTTTTTATTATAAATAGTTAAAAAAAAAGAGGCCCGAAAGCCTCTCTTTAGTTATTCTTAACCTTTCTTTTTCAGAATATGGTATAAGACGAAGGCACCTACTAATCCAAGTAAGCCTTCATTGCTCAATCCGCCTAATATCCCCATGATATTATCTACCACAGATACATTTGGCCAGAATGGGATGACTGCACCCTTAAAGAGTACTTCTAAGACAACTCCCAGTGCAATTATACTTACACCGATTTCAGTTAATTGATTGGCCCAAGAGCCTATCTTCTTTAAAAAATCCATATTTAATTGGTTTTTAGTTAGACAAAGATAACTGTCCGACTTCTATAATAGAAAGGAATTCCATGTTTATAAATAGGCAAAAAAAAAGAGGCCCGTTAGGACCTCTCTTTATCACTGAATTCTAAAAGTTATATCTTATAAATCGTTAAGATCTGAGATAAATACTTTTCCGTAGAATTCTGGTCTAATCATCTTCTTAGCATATCTAGTCATTAAACCTTTTCTTGGAGTGAAGGTTTCTGGGTCATATACTAGAGGAGTCATCATCAATGGTACATATGGAGCATATACCGCACCAGTTTCAAGGAATTGTGAACCTCTATATCCCATTAATAGGATGTTTTCAGTCATATAAGGATTCTTATATACTCTGAATCTGTTTGCAAGGTTTCCAACTCTTTGTACACCAAAGTTGAAGTCCATTTGATCACCATCAGTATTAGCAGCATATCCTGGAATTGATTCTAAGATAGTTGCAACGTTTGGAGAACAAACGATGAAGTTCGCACCACCTCTAAGAGTTTTTTGGTGAATCTTGTTAGATACTTTTTGGATTTTAGTTCCTAAAGTTTGGAACCACTCTCCTTGAGTATTATAGAAGATAGGACTTAAGTTAGCCCAAGCCGTACCATTCCATACTCTGTTTGATTTAACAGACCATCTCTCAGTAGTTACTGCGTCTTGAATAAGCATATCAAGGATCTCAAGATCAATCTCCATTGAGATATATTCACTCAATAAAGAAGTTAACTCAGCCTCAGCGTCAATGCTGTGGTATGCGTTAAGATCTTGAGCGAACTCAGGAGTCCATTGTGCTTTTAATTTTCTAGTTTTAGCTACGATAGCCTCACTAGCTAGTTTTACGTCAACGTTAGGGATTGTGATTGAAGTATCGACTGCAGCAGTAGAACTTGCTTCAAAATCACCTCTTGAGTTGTCAGCTGGTTGCTTGTAGTACATTACTGATCCTGTAATACCACCGTCGTTTTCAACTGTTACATTTGATGCTGTAATAACAAATGTTACGTTGTTTCCAGATACAGTAGTTAATTCAGGGTGTGAAGTAACGTCAGTTGAACCAGAGAAGAATCTAAATGCTCTTACACCTTTTAAGTCAGCACTTAAACCAGATAATGATTTAGTAGCTGTTACAAAGTGATCAATGTTTAGATCGTCGTTGTAAGCGATAGATGCTGAAGTAGCGGATCCTGTGTCATCTTGAAAAGTGACAGAAGCAGATTTCATTGAATATCCAAATTGACCTGCGCCGTAAAGACCACCAGAAACTTCCTCATCAACACTCATTTTGTTAGATGCTGAAGATACATTACCGTACATGTTAGTACCAGCTGTTCTACCTGATAGGTTAGATCCATATTTAAAATCTAAATAGAATACTAGACCTGAAGGTAAATTCATTGGTTGTACAGAAACGAAATCTTGTGCAACGATTTGAGCGAACACTTTTCTTACCAATGGTAAAGCTACACCTGCCCACTGCTCACCTTCTCCAGCAGTAAAAGTACCACCAGTTCCAGTTACGTTAGCCTCAGCAACGATTTGTTTAGCTTGGTTTTCAAGGATCATAGCCATGTTATTCTTGACTCTGTTATCCTCGATACCTTCTAACAAACCAGAGTCTTGCCATTTGTTGGCTAACTTTTGAGAGTCAGCTAGCATACTTTTGTAGTTGTTCGAGCTCTCTAATAGGTTGTTAATTTCCATGATTTAAAAATTAAAGTTTCGTTAATAATAAATTTACTTAATAATACCGGCTAATTTTTGCATTCTTCTAACAGTATCAGAAACTTCATTAATTACTTCTGGTTTAGAAGCTGTTGTTCCTGTTGCTTTAGAAGCCATACCTAGTTTAGTTTTTGATTCCTTAATTGTGTTGCTAGTTTCTTTTTTGCTAACTACACTATCAGAAACAGTTTCGTAAACTAATTTAACCTCTTTAACAGTTTCTGCTTTATCAAAAGCAGCTATAATGTTAACTTTTTGACTTTCTGAAAGGTCATTAGATTTAAAGATCTTGTTAACATATAAAAGTTTTGAATTTAGTATATTTACTTCGTTCAATTCTTTTTTAAGAGTTTCGATAGTTTCTAATGCTTGAGATAACTCATCATTATTTTCTTCTACCTCTTCGTTAACTTTTTCTTTCTTTGGAGCTTCATTCTTCTCTTTATCATCATGAGCTTCATCCATCTCCTTTTTAGGAGCTTCGTTTTTCTCATCATCTTTAGGAGCTTCATTAACTTCCGCAGTAGCTTCAAGTTCAGCTAATAGTTCATCTAAATCAATTTCTTCTTCGTCTTCGACCTCAACATCGTCAACTGGTGCATCGATAGCAGGCTCATCGCCCATACCTTCGATATCTCCAGCATCCATGTCTGCAGGTCCTTCGGCTCCATCACCAACTTCTTGAGCTATGATGTCTCTGATAAGATCCTTAAACTGATCAACAGTTAAGTTACTTACATCCTCATCACCTTCAGGAGCGTCATGGTCTTCAGCTTCGTCTTCAGATTCTTCTGAATCATCCTCAGCTTCGTCTACTTCAACTTCAGCTACATCTGCTTCTACTTCTGCAAGATCTTCGTCCATTTCTTTGTCCTTAGGAGCTTCCTCGATAGCTTCCTCTTCAGATATTTCTTCAGATTCTTCTATTGATTCGTCTTTTTTATCATGCTTAGCTTCGTCTTTTTTCTTGTCATGCATTCCTTCATCTTTCTTTTTGTCATGCATTCCTTCTTCTACCTCTTCTTCATTTACGTTTTCTACTTCTTCGTTCTTGGAGTCATCCATTTCTTGAAGTTTAGCAGCTAACATATCTTTTAGATGAGGAGTTAAAGACTCTTCTAAAGCTTCCTTAGCGTTAGCAATAGCGGCTTCTCTTACAGACTTAGCTTCAGCAATAGCTTGCTTGAATAAATCTTTGTTTGCCATTTTAAAAAAATTGTTGTGATTCTACGATTATTAGGAATCGTAATAAGAATTATAAAAGTGTTAGATGCAATATAATGATTGCATATTCTTTATATAAATATATACTTTTTCTGGAAACCAGATTAAAGGTATTTTTTCCAGTTTTCTTCTGCTTTTTGAGCTTCTAATTCAAATGGATGATTTTCGTATGTAGCTCCTTCATCATAGAATTGTTTGAATTTTTCCTGGTCTTGTAAAGTATGTGTATGTTCGTGTAGTAGCGACCTTATAATATCTTCTTCTGTGTTTGTTTCTTCAGAATAAAGGTATATTATATTATCATAAGGATCGTATTCTGCATCAGGATTACCTTGTTCTCGTTTTAAATCATCAGCTCCTACTGCTCCAAGTCTATCCCAAATACTCGGATAAACCTCTATCGTTTTAGCTTGTCCTCCTAAATCGTTTACTATTTGCGGATATACTCTTTCTGCTACTTGTTTGATATCTTTTTCGGATAAACGTTCTAATAAGATGTCGAACAGTTTCACTACGCTCTTAAAATATCGTTGATAATATTGTCTAAATTAGAATATTTAGAGGCTTTTTGTTTAGCTTCGTTTAAAGCTACAGGATTCATAAAAGCACCGTGAGTTGAAGGATTAGATACAAAATCCCAGCATACTAATTCAAAGTCTGGTTGTACTTCTAAATGTCCTTCGTTAGTTTGAGAAACTGAACCGGTACCTCTAGATGATATACCAATAGTATGTCCAGCTTTAATAATTTCTTTTACTATATTACCAGCAGGAGTATTTAATAATTCTACTCTACCCATTAAGTCGTTTCCGTCCCACCATAAGTCTTTTACTACATGAGAAGCATTTTTTAAAGATACTACAGGAGTTTCAGGATGATCTAATTCTCCAAAAGCATTACCTTTTTTAACGAACTCGTCTACATATTTTTTAGCTTCTCTAGCTAATAAATCTTTCTTATATACTCTACCGTTTTGGTTTTCAGCTAATGCTCTTTGCATTATACCTTCTACCTCGAATACTCCAGGTCTTCCTTTAGCTTCTCTAATGGTAGGTTTAAATGGTGTTACGTCTACTAATAATTGTGCCATATTAGAAATATCTTTTTACTGGTGCGAATACAGTTTGTTTAGGAGATTCTTCATTTTGAGGAGTCTCTATATCTTTAGGCATAAATTTAACTTTAGGAATTTCTACCCCTTTCATTAATCTACTACCTCCAACCATTCTTGAATCTTTATTAAATGCTGATTCTATAGCAGGTGCTAAGAATGCTCCTACTTTAAGACCATCTTCGTTTTCTACATCTCCTACTTTATTAAATACGTTTTGTAGTTTTTCTTTAGTCTTAGCTTGATAAGATTCTATATCAGTAACTATATTTTGTAAATCGTTTAATATAACTTGCATACCTTTATAACCGCCATAAGTATCAGCTAATGCAGCTAATTCTTGAGTAGCAGCCTCATTTAAA